GCCGCAGACAGCGGGACGACCTGTTGCTGCACGCGCGGCTCGTCGCCGAACTTCACGTCGTCGAGCCCTTCCATGTTGCGTGCCTCATTGGGCGCGAAAATGCCTCCTTGCACACCGCGGGCCAGCGCCTCAATTCTGTCTTTTTGCGCAGAGCGCAACAGCGCCGCCGTGTCGAATTCGACATACTCGACGGGCTGGCCTTTGAGCTCGAACAGAACGCCAAAGGCCTCTTCTATGTGATTGAGCGCAAAGCCGAGCCCCGAGGCAATCCAGCTCTGCATCAAGAGCTCGGTCGACGAATAGGTCGTGCCGCCGATGCCGAGGATCTGCAGCGGGATCCGAAATGCCAGCGCGATATTCTCATTCGACAATTTGAGAATTTCCGCGGTGGCGGCATCCTTGCTCGGCACCGCCCAGGGCATGACTTTCAGCCCGGCGGTCAGGATCGGCGTGCCACCCTGATGCAAGCCCTTGGCCTGATCGTTCCAGCGGTCGCGCAGGGCTTGTGTCTGATCCTTGTCGAGGACCATGTCAGTCGACAGGACCGCAGAGGGCCGCGCCTCGTTGCGATAGAACGAAGTCTGCTGCGCGGCGATTGCGCTGCCTACGCCGATATCGGAATAGGCCGCCAGCAATGGCGACTCGCCGACCAAAGGCCGCGGGAAACGCCGCGAGGTATGCAGGCGGACATGCAGCACGTCGCGCATTGGCACCGGCGTGAGCTCCTCGCCGCCGAGCCGCTTCTCGATGATGTCGTTGCCGTAGAGCTGGTAGAACACCTCGCCGGTTTCTGACACGCGCGGAAACGACAGGTCCGACTGCATCAAGTGCAGTTCATCAATCTCGTAGCGCGAATTGCGCAACGCCAGCGCGTAGCAATTGCCCTCGAGATAGAGCATGCGCGTGGCGTTAAGCAGGAAGTCGGAAATCGATTGGTAGTCATTCGGGTGCCGCAGGATCCGCGTCAGGGCCGAGGCCTCCACCCGCGTGCGCCCGCCTTTGCCATTGCGGCGCCAGTGGTCGCCAGGACACATGGCGATCGTCTGCGCGTAAGCCGATACGCAGGCCTCCACCATTGCCGACTGCGCGCCGGCAGGCACCGGCGTATAGCCGAGCTGCCAGAAGTTGTCCGGCACACCGGCAGGCAACCACCCGCCGGTGACCGGCAAATAGAACGGGCCAGGTCGGTAATCGCCTTCGGCCTTACCGATGAGCTGGCCCGCAACGCGCGACAAAAATCCCCGCACGGTCATCCGGCGGTCGAGGCCCTGGTCGCATAACCGGATTTCGGCTTACCGGCCTCGGCCTGCTTGGTGTCTTTGGTTTGCGCGACGTTCGGATCCGGCCCCGAGCCATCGTCCTCATGCTCGGAGAGATAGACACCGGATGCCGCCATGTCGGCTTCTTCCTGCGTCGGGGTTGGCTTCACATCGCCCGCCGCCTTGGCGCCCTCCTTGGACGCTTTCTCGCGCGCCGCGCGCTCCTCACCGAGCCGCTTCTTGGTTTCCTCGGCGTGTTTTTTCGCCGCATCAGCATGTTCGTCGGCCATGTTCGTTTCTCCTGTTGCAACATTCGAAGGATCGCGCCGGCCCGCCGGGATACAGCGGGCCAGCTTGACAACTCACCACGTAACTCCGGCCACCCAACTGACCGTTCCCGTGCGGCGGATGACCCAATTCATCGGCATGATCAACCGCAGCGCCATAGAGTCGGTCTGGAACATGGACTTAGCCGGGAACGCCACCACCGCCGGCGTGCCGGTGGTGCTGATGTCGGTCGGCGTCGTATCTTCCATGTGCAGGGTTGCTTGGTCGCTGATTTCAAAGCGCGGCCCTTCGGCAACGCTGACGAAATCGGCGGCATCGATCACGATGACCGTCCCCGCCGGCACGGTGCCGGACACGATGACCGGCCAGCCGCTGAGCCGGCCCTGGCTGATCTCCTCGCGGAACGGGAATACGCCGGCTCCAGGAGCCGCCACCAGGCCGATCGAGTTGGCCTGCTGCGGGTTCATAAGCCAGCGCGGGTTTCGGACATTGCCGAGCGTTCCGGTAAGCAGTGCGCCCGTCAGTGCCTTGATGTCGCCGACCAGGGCGGTAAAGCCGCCGCCCGCTGTTGGCGTTAAGCCCGACACACCGTTAAGAATTCCCGGTGGCCGGATCGCGGTCGCCGGATTGGCGTCGAGCAGGATGGCGTCAAGGGCGACGCCGGTGTCGTATTGGATGGCATCACGCAAGAGGCCCTGGATCGCCGGCACCGAATGCTCGTCGATCTCCCGCGTCCAGGTGGTGATAACCGCCATCTTTTTCGGGGTCAGGGTTTGTGACGTGAAGGCGCCCTGGCGCACCGGGATCGGCAGACCTTCACCGACGAACGAACCCGCGATCGTGGGCGTGCGGGATCGGGTCGGAATAACGATCTTGCCGTTGCGGCCAAACGAGAGTGCAAGGCCGGCAGCCGACAACGGTGCAAAGACTGACTGCACCATCAAGAGCTGCATGAAGTCGACGACAAACTGCTGCACCAATTCCGCAGCCCAGCCGACCAGCGTGCTGGTCGCCACCTGGCTCGCCGCTTTGGTTTGCCATTCGAGCATCGCCTTGGTTGATTCGTCGTCGCCGTAAATCTTCCGGCGCATCTCATCAACTGAACTCCGCTCACGCTGCGCCAGGATCATGGACGTGCCAGCCCGCAGGAACAGCTCGATGGGGTCGGGCTTCTTCGCAGCGAAGCTAAACGGTCGCGGCGCCGCAGGAGCTGCACCGTTACCCTTGGCCGGCACCATTAAACGCCCGCCGGCATCGCTGGTGATACCGCTGATGCGTTCGGACTCGCGCAGCGCGGCCAAGGTTCGCTCGCCGTGATTGATTGCGGCGGTCGCCGTGTTGACCGTTTCGATATCGGCGTCGGTATAGTTGCCGTCGCCTTTGGCGTCGTGGAACGCGGCAAGCTCGTCCTTTTTTGCGAGCGTCTGCTGTTCCAATTCCGTAATGCGTTGAGCTAGCGACATTGTCGTGCCCTTTCGGTTTTGCGTCTTACGATCGGCATGCCCGCCGGTGAGCCCGCGCCGCGTCAACCCGTTTCGTCTGCCATGCCCGGCAAAAACGAGTTGCTGCGTTTCGGGTGAAATCTTGAGAGACTTAGCAACGGCCAGCGCGTTCGGGTTGGCCGGCACCGACACAAGCGAAGTCTCTACGAGCTCCTGCTTGATGAATTTGAATGGGCCCCAGAACTCGTCGGCCTTTTCATCGATCGGCTGCCGCTCGACCGGACGGAAACCGACCGACACCGCGCGCAGGATCCCGGCGTCGATCAGCCGGCGGATTTCGTCGATGCGCTCGGACGTTCCAGCCGGAGCCAGCTCGAGGTGGCCGCGCAGCTGTTTGTTCTCGACGCGCAAATTGGCCCATTTGCCGATTGGAAAATCCGAGCGGTGGCCGAACAGCGCGATCGGGTTTTTCTTAAAGTTTTCGAGCTGCCAGCCGTCCGACAGGATGACGTCATCCATGCGGTCGGTCGTCTCATCCGACATCACAAATTCCATGCCGGCGACGGCAGCGGCGTGCGTCTTGTGCACGATGCCTTTGGCAGCGCGCTCGTCCCACATTATCTGACAGGCATCGTCGTCGAGCTCGTCGGTGCAACGGTCCATGAAATCTTCGTAGGACTCGTCATCATCCGGCGGTTCGACTTGGCGCGCGTGCTTCATGGGTTTTCCTTTCAGCAACAATCACCGATGCCCGACAGCCACACGCCGAGCACCACGCAAGCTGCAACCGCGAGCGCGATGAGCAGCACGGATTGATTGAGCGACATCACCGCCGGCGCGGCTGCGCCTGGCACTCGCTGCGATAGATCGCGGGGATCAAAAAGTTTCCCGTTTGCGGCTGCGCCTCAAAGCCGGCGCCGCCCATGCCGAGCACGTCGCCGCGGCAGTCGGTGCGGCGCGCCAGGTCATAGAACAGCGCGAGCGGCGGAATGATTGCGACCGGCAACGCCGCCGGCTGGGTGGCGACCACCGGCGGACGTTTGTGGATGACGACATGGGTGCGATGGCGCGCCAGGGCGCCACCACCCGGCAGCGCCAGGACGGCCACCAGGAGCAGACAGGCCAGGTTCCGCATTTCGGGATCTCCCAAAGAAAAGCCCCGGCCAGGCGGCCAGGGCTGCGTACTTTTATTGCTCTAGGCCCAGGGGGCCTCATTTAGTTGCTCAAAGGCCGCCAACTACGAAATTGACTGATAGGCCCCGCGGGCCTATGTGTACGGGCATGGAAACAAGAGCAACCACGGTGATCGAAACGGCGGCGGACTTCACGCCAGCCGGAAAGCGCACCGCCCGCATCATCAAGACGCGCGGGCAGCTCGGAACAGGCCGGCAACTCCGCTGGTACGTCGCCGGCAAGATTTACAACCGGCTCTCGCCCTCCACCGAAAACATCCAACTCACCCGCGAATGGATCGCGGCCAACTAAAGAAAGAAAAACAAAATGGAAGTCAGCACCACCGAGTACGAATTCTCCCACGGCAAAAAGCCCCGCGGGATCGGCCAATGGGCCTTCTTTTTCGACGGCGAGTCCGAGCCCTTCTGGCACACCGGCTCCTACGCCGAGGCTAAAAAGATGGCGATCAAATACGCGGTCGCCAAAGGCCACGCCCGCATCAAGGTCGGCTCATGATGATCACAATCGACACCAGGAACTACCGCGCGCAAGTCGGCCAGGAGCCCAAGGGCCGCCAACTCGGCGGGTGGAATTTCAAAATCCGAGGGCAGTATTTCTGGTCGCAGAAACGGGATTTTAAGGCCGCGGTCACCGAGGCGAAGCGCCAGGCCCGCAAATCAAAAACCAGCCGCATAGAGGTGGTCGAATGACCAGGAACCAATACCGCGCCGCGCTCGAGCGCCTCGGGCTCACGCAATCCGACGCCGCGAAACTCCTCGGCGTCGACCCGCGCACCTCACGCAAGTGGGCGAACGGCGAGCGCCCGGTTGATAAAACCGCGGGCCGCTTTCTGACCTACCTCGAGGAAACGAAAACCACCATCGCCTTCGACCGGCTGATGCGCCACGCCAACCTGCGCGTATAAGGATCCGCCGCGACGGTACGCCACAAACCGATCGCCAAGCGGTTAAACGGGTCGGGCTTTTGCCCGGCCCGTTTTCTATTTTAGACCATCGCGGCCCGCAGGCTGTGACGCCATGCCCTTTGGGAGCAGAGCACCCGAGGGCCGCGATGGATAGCGGGGGGAATGGGCAGTCCCGCTATGCTGATTTGCGCTTGCGCGTGAACGCGCCGAGCAATCCGAGTCCGCCTGCGAACAGCCACACCGCACCAGGCAGCGGCGTCTCATTGGCGAAGGTGGCGAGGTTGCCGCCGTAGCCGGATGAGCCGTTCGCAACGCCGGCGATGTCGAGGAAGTAGCTCCCCGCGCCCAGCACCGCCGAGCCGGCAAAGCCCTGGCAGATCGAGGCCGGCAGGAGCGGACAGGCGCCAGCGAACACCGGGCCGATCACCACCACGTCATCGCCGCCGCCGATCGTGTTGTCGGCGCCCTCAAACACCACCGAGCCGTTAAAGCCGGTGATCTTGTCGGACGGCTGAGCAAACACATTGGTGACCGACGCAATGGTCAGCGTCATCTGGTGATCGAGCGTGAACGTATATTGATCGTCAAATCCACCAGTGAGCGCGCCCAGCGAGTGGTTGAACGCGCCGCTGGCCGAAGTTGGATCGATGCCGAAGTCTTGGATCACAGCAGCGTGGCTGGGCGCCGCCATGCCGAGCAGCCCGCAGGCCGCGAGCAACAGCAAATATTTTTTCATGGGTGTTCCTTTTTTGGGGT